ATGACAAACTTTAGAATGAGAACCGAGCAAGAAATGATGATGGAATTAGCCCTTGTTGCCGTGAAAGAACACGACGGTTTTATTGCGGACGGTTCGCAATATTCACTACCTAACGGACGCGGGCAAACCTTTGTGTATAACACGGCGTTTTTAGATGTGCGGTTTGTGGAAGACGGGCATAAAGATTGTGTAGTCAGATTTACGTCCACACTTGCCCCTTTCGCCCCACCGTTTTATTGCTTGCTTTCCGAATTAGAAGACTAAAACAAAGGCTTCGTGATCACGCGAAGCCTTTTTCATAGCTAAAATTTATAGACTAAATTGTCCTCGTACGCCACTTGGTAGTTCAGCTTGGCATTGACCGTAATCCGTTTGGCGTTTTCAAACGCCTGCCAATTATCCACCTTATCTTCCAGCATATAATTCACAAAGCGAATAAACTCCGACTTCGTCGAGCTAAAGAACACATACGGTGGTCGCGTAATATTGACCAGTCGCAAGAAATCAATCAAATCAAAATAGGTGGCTTGTTTGTAGCTTTCCTGCTTGGTGCAAAGGTAAGGCGGATCTAATACAAACAACGCTTTCGGATCATCGCTAAACTTAGGCAAAAGCGTGTGGAATGATTCTTTCACAATCTCTACGCCGTCCAAATAGCCATCAGCCTTTGGATAATCAGACTGACGAATACAATGCCAGAAATTATGTTGGAATAAGTCATCAAACGTTGCCACTTGTTGCCCACTGAACAATAACCAACTCGCTAAGCAATTTAAATCTTTATACCCTTTGAAGTTTTGAATGATTCTGATGCATTCTGCTTTACAATCCTTCGTCATGCGTTTATTTTTTGGTGTAGCGTTACCAACTACAGAGTAAAGCTCGGCTCGCAACTGGTTAATATCATCAATGTGTGCCAATCGCTCCGCATAGCCATCAAAATCATTGTAAATGACGCGGGCTTTTGGTTTTAACCGTTTGGCGGTGTGGCTGAGTAAGCCCGAACCGCCGAATGTATCAATAATCGTCCAGCCTTCGCCATTACCTTTAATATTCTCATTTAAAACTGTTTCAAAATGTTTAAGAAACATTCGTTTTTGTCCGATAAACGGCAATGGGGCTTGTTTAAAGGTATTTTGATTTGCCATAGTTTTTCCTTTCTATTCTATGGCGTTCCGATGCTCAAGGCATTCTGACACTCAAATCAAATTAACGTGTAGTATTAACGGTTTTGCAACGAGGGCATTTGATTTCTAAATAACCAACTATCCCCACTTTTGCCAATAATTTGTTACAAAATGTGCAACGGATTGCTTTAATTGACTGCATATATTTCTCCTAATCAAAAGATTTGTTACAATCCGCCCGCCTTGCGCAAGGTAGGCGGCGTATGGCTATATGCAGGCACGTTCTGCGTAGCTGGTAACAACGAGCATTCCTAGTGCCGTTGTTATCGCCGTCTTTTCTTTATTGAATTAAACTTTGTGCAGGGTAAACGCTCCTTTTAACTTTTCTCTTTATTAAATATAGCCGCTAGTTGATTTGGACTAAACCGCCAACCGCTCTCCCCACCACAAATCGCATTAAAACACCATTCGCTACAAAAATATTTTGAGCGTTTTTGTTTGATGCCAAGCACGATACCTAGCGCGCCCCACCAGTCGTATTTTTTGCCAGAAGTGCGGCTAAAATAGGCTTTGATTTGTTCCTCAGTAACATCGTTGAGTGGGATTAAATCCCACTTCAAGCTATCAGAAACATCAATTTCTTTACAACGCACGCCACCGTCACGAATTGAAGACGAATAACACTCGTACGTCACTTCTGTTTCATAGTGATGCCCGCTGACAAACGTTTCTTTCATTACTGCAATTTCACAATGTGAATACGCGCCTTTTGTTAATTTTCTTGTAAGCCAATCGCTCAAACGCACTAATAAGTCTTTCGGTTTTTTACCAGACTTCTTTCCTTTATATAATGCTAAGTAGATTTTAGTCCCAATCATTGTTGCACCTCCGCTAATACTTTCATTTTTCTGATAATGTCATTATGAATTTGCTGTAATTCTTCTTCACTCAATTCTTCGTGCTTGAGCTCATACTTACGCATACGCTGCACCGCGAGTTGTTCTTGCAGTGTTCGTAATCCTTCAGCCTGTTTTAAAATTAGCAATGTTGCTGATTTATTATCAAGTCCTGCGACAGTTGCAAAACTTGATATATAGATGCTTACTTCGCCAGTAAAATTCGCTTCTTTAAATGCCAGAGCTGCAGATTCACGTTCTTTGTATTCCTCGGCAAATCGAGTCCACTTCGCACTAATACTAGCTGCCGTATCATCAATGCTATCAACTAGTCTTTTAATGAGTTCACGCTTAACTTCAGTTTGCTTCTCCTCATCAATAACCCAGCTATTTCCATTCCATATGTGTAATTCCGTTGGCTTTTTATTAACAAGAATATACCCATTGCCATTTTTAACTAGCTGTTTATTATCAAGCACCGCTTCGTTTTTCACTTCTATTTCTATAACATTATTTATGTTTTGAGGCGGTGGAAAAATTTGATAGTTGTTTAAATTATCTTTAAAAAAATAGACCTTCATTTACCCTCCTATCGAATGTCAATACGTTTTATAAATCGACCAGCAAGTTCTTCAATTTCTATTGTTGTACCCTTTGTATCAACAGTCACAGCGAATGTCTTGACTTCTACATGACTTACCGCATTATATCTAGGGTTGTATACAATTACTTCACGAATATCATGCAAATAAGCTCCGCCGCCTCTTTTACCTTCAATTTCTGCCCCTACTTCAAAACTGACAATTTCAATATTGTTATTATCATCAAGCCTGTGGCCTGATGATGACTGAAGATACAAAATAAGTGTTTTACCAAAACACTTTTCTGAAATATCAATACGCCCAGAACTTACATTACCTTGCCACACTGTTTTTAATGTACTAATTTGAGATAAACTCTCTTGCGCCTGTAAAAATTGCTGATTTATATCAGATTTTGCAGTGTTTATTTCTCGTAAAGTATATTGTTTATTTTCTTCTATTTCTTGGTGAATCCTCGTAGATAACGCTTGCATATTTTGCACAAGTGTGCCCGCATCAAGCGCCCCAGCATTTTCAACAACACCGAAAGCCTTCACCCAGAATTGCACGTCATCAAATGTGTTTTTTGCTTTTATACAAAGTTTGAGAGCAATCGCTCGCGGTCTTGTTTCAGCTCCCCCCGTAGCCATCGGGCTATCTAAAAGCGGATGCATAAATCCATTATCACTGAGATTATCATCGGTTGTAGTTGCAGTGCGTAATCGTGAATCTATAACAGTTTTCGTTTTGTCATAAAAAATACTACTATCAGATGAATCAGCCCAGTGTGTTCTCACTCTGTGAACGTGCTTTTTAATCTCGTCACTTTGTGTCTGACCGATATTTAACCCATTCCCTGTATTTCTAATAAATCGGTCTTCCGCAAGTGGTACATTTGAAATAGAGCTATATTTATCAACAAGATATTGATATAACTCTGGGTAATTTTGCTGTGTGACTGTTGAGCGAATGCTATCAAAGGCAATCCAGCCCTCTGGAATACTGTCAAATGGAAAATACGCAGTCATTCCCACGTCACTGCGATGTAAATTCGGTAATATGTCACTATTGCCATTTGCGACATACAAATCTGGGTATGTTACTCTATTAAATGTGCCGCCTATTGCTCTTAAATAACCGCGTGGATTCATACCTTTGGGAAAAGACACAACTGCACCTAGCGGCACACCTTTACCAGCTAATTCTTTATTTAATTCATTTAGCGCAAACTCTGTTGCTGCTTTTGTCTTATCTGTACCATTTATTTTATGTGACAGTACTGTTTGTCCAGCAACTGCGTCTGTTGCTCTTGTTGTTGCAATATCACGTACCTTTTTAAGAGCATAACTCGTTGCAATAGTGTCTGAACTTGAGCTGTTATCAGCATTTGACTTTTTACTATTCGGAATATAGTTACTTAGCGCACTTCGTACAGCATTTACTAACAATTTAACGGCATTTACAGCTTTTGGCGTTGCTGCTTTATCTTCAGCGTTTGAATCTGTGCTAGAATCAAGTTGAACAAGCCCTTTTTGTGTTGTACTTGCCGTCTTTCGGTTATCATCAATAATCTTCACAATCGCTTGATATAACTGCGTTTGTGTTTCTGCCTTCGGGGTAAACCCCGCTTTTTGCAACACATAATGTGCTTCCGCTTGTATATCACGTACTCGGTCTTGCAAATTATTAAGCCACGTATCGGTTACTCGCGTGCCTTGTTCGCCTGTTGCTGGATTACCGTTGTGAAAAAGGCCGTCATTGGAATCAATTTGAGGCATTAAACTTTTCATATATTAAGATCCTGTTTGATAAGCAAAATAACAGTAAGTATGTGCAGGTTTTAAATCTCGGAAGAACTCCTCAATAATCGGGTCGCCAAATTCCACTAAATGATTACCTGCAAAGGAGCTACCTGCACGAAAATACACAATATTGTCATCGCCATTAAGCACCGATACTCGCCACATAAAAATCAAGTTATCGCGCGCTTCATTGCGAAATTGAGCCAAATCTCCCGTCGTTGGTAAATCATTCGCAAGGGGAGAAAACTCTTTAATTTCGATGCGATATCCAATACTTTCCGCAATCCGTTTAAAATAGGGAATGGATAAGCCCCCAATCGCATTTAACTTGGCAATGACACGTTTTACTCGTGCTTGATAGTTATTGCTATAATCTGTTTTTATGCCGCATAAACGTTCCCAATCGGACAACATGCTATTGGAGGTGGCAGGTTCAATTATTTGCAATAAATCCACCGCACTTTTTTGTAATCGGTCAAATACATGACCATCCACCTCACATTGCGCTAAAAAACGTTCGCCATTAACGTCGTACGAAATAGGTGGATAAAGTTTTGCCAATACCTTTTTGTGGTCAGTTTGCATCATGCCATCTCCGTCACGGTGATTTGACCTAACCGAAACCACTCAATTTTTGTACGCACATCTGCTTTTAGATTAGTGATAGGTGCTGTAAACTTACGATCAACCACGCCGACCAAGTTATTCACTACCGCTTCACATTGCGACACAATCAAATCATCGCCTGGGATTAACGTATTAAAATAATCCGTAAGTGCGGTGGAAATCGCTGCCTTAATTTCGGGGAAGGTCACGCCACTGACTTTTACCTGAATATTAAAATTGACTTTTGTTACATCAGGTTTTACCACTTTGCTTTCTCGCGCGGTTACTGGGCGCACATCATCAATATATGCTTGGCAGCGACGTATTGTTTCATCGCTTGGCACATCGTTATTTGATGTAATCGCAATATCTACCGTACCAAGCCCACGACGCAACGGGTAAACATAAGCCGCATCCACGCCATCCACCGATAACGCCCATGTACGATAGTCATAACGATTCCCCCCTGCAGGTGGTCGGCGAATAATCTCAAGCAAACGTTCGAGCAAAGATGCATCGCTTTCCGCATCCGTTGCACCAATTACATCATTTAGCACCACATCGGATTGCACGCCTAAAGGTGCTGCCATAAAGTTTGCTTTTGTCGCAGTTTTAATATTTTGGCTGGCACCTGTCGCAAGACTTCGCACGGTAACAACTGCAGAACCGCTTGCAGAAATCACCGCACTTTCGGTGGTTTCGTAAAATCGGTTATCGTCTGTTTTAATTTGTAATCCAACTTTAATCACCGCATCAGGGGTACCTGTCACTGTTGCGCCACGCCCACTAGCATAAGTCGCATTACGACGGCGAATACCACGCAAGCCAGCATGTTTTTCAAGAAAATCTGTGTCGGCAGTATCGGGAAAGAATTGTTTAATAATCCATTTTTGATGAGCGTAAATCCCTTCCGCTACGGCAGCAAGGCTACTGGCACGTGCATAATAATCACTATCTATGCTCACATCGGCTCTCGGCTCTAATGACTGCACATCGCGCAAAATCGCTTGGCGAATATCTGCTAAACTCGGCACAATAAACATGGTTTAAACCCTTTTTAAATGACTTTTACCGGGTGTTTAAAATGATAGGTTTCGCCCCGGTTATCTCGGATGGATATATCTAAAATCAATACACCGTTATGTGGTTGGGTATGATTGACAATAATTTCGTCCGCACGTCCATCATCAATCAAGGGTTGCAAGGCTTCTTCGGCATATTGTTGTGCAATTAAACCTATGCGTGACAAATCTTTTTCGCGCGGAATAAGATGAAGCAGAGAGCCTACACGCCCATCTGCCCACCAAGAGCCTAATGGTGTGGTCAATCTGATATACGCTGCATTGGCAAGCGTACTGATTTGTTTACTTGTATAGTCCCCGGTAAGCGGGCTGATCTCTCTGTCCATATTGACAGGATAAGATAAGAGGTAAAAAGAAAGGAGATGCAGGGTTTCAGCATCTCCTTTAAGGTTAGATTATTCAGGTTTACTGGTTTTGCCTCCGCTATCGCCAGTATGTTTGTGGTTACTTAACGAAATTATACCTGCTTTCACGTCGCCGTCGGTCGTAAAGCTACCGCCACTTTGCTGTACATTACCAGTAAAGCTCGCACCGCTGCCACCTTGCACAGCCATACCACCATTACCATTGATTTGCCCTTGGGCGGTAAAAACCTGATCGGTTTCAACCAATGGACTTGATATATCCACTTTTGTTGTAGCGTTAATCTTTAATACATCACAATCAATTTCAATCAACCGCCCTTTTTTTAATACAATGCTAGAGCCACTTTCATCATAAATAGCGACTTCGCCGCCTTGCAGATTTTTCAAGCGGAAAGAACCGTTCTCGGTTGCAATCACAATACCGTGGGTAGTTTGTCCGCCAATGGGTAAAATCACTGCTTGCGTGTTTGCCGGAGGCACAGAGGTAAAACCAAACTGCTGCATCAACTCCACATCTTGCAAGGTTTCATCCGCAAGCCCTGATGCCTGAACTTTCTGAATATTGTCCGCACTTTTCACTAAGTGCAACACACCGCGAAAGGCTTGACGGATTTCGTCCACCGCACCTTGCGCCCTTTGTTGAATGGCTTGGCTTAATCGTCTCATGTTGTCCCCTTAATTCGCAGCCACCCAGCTGCCATGTCCATTAGTCGCCATTAATTTCTTGCCTTTGCGCTTGCGAGCTTTTTCTGCTTTTGCACTGTAAGCATCTGGTGTCCAGATGCCGTCTTGTTTAAAGCGTAGTTCCGTTTGTGTGCCAGCGTTTCGGCTCAGCGTAAAACGTCGCCCCATTAAGAAAAAGATCGCATCAATCTCATATTCCTCGCAAATCACGTGCACACGTTGCCCTGGTTGCCATAATGTACCGTCTTGCATTTTGTGATCGGGTACAACGATAGTAAGGGTAAAACCTTCCAGCATACTGTCCGCAATGTATTTTTTCGCCCATTTTTGCAAGGCTTCCAAGTTATCCACATCAGATACCACCACGGTTTTCGGCTTGTAGGTAGTCATTTCAGGATCGTGATAAACCCATTTCAGATCGTTTTTATTGTCTTGCCCTTGCTTGCCGTGGCTTTGTGCAAGAAAAGTGACTTCGCTAAACCGATTTGATACATCAAACGTTAAATCCGCCTGCTCAAAGTTGTTTCGCTTACCATCTTTCATGCAACACAAGGTCGCCACAGGTGGCGTGCTGTAATCCGCACCGCCCACAATCAGCTCTCCATTTGGCTCAAACCACAAGTGCAAGCCTGCCGAGTTCGCACAACGCATTGCCGCGTTCCATGCGGTTTCGCCCACGTCAATATCGACTTTATCTAATGTTGGATTATTTTCCGCACGCAATGCCACTTTTTTAATACCAAGTGGCTCAACAATCTTTTTCACTGCATCCAACACAGTCAAGCCTTTCACATTGGTAATTGGGGCAGAGCAATCCACAAGGATACTCGCACGATCTCGCCCATTGAGGCTATAAGTGCGGTTAGTTTTACTCATAGTATGCTGTGTCGTATCCACGATGCCTGTCATTACCAGCTTGCCATTAATACGCACTTTCACTTCTGCTCCCGAAAAATCAGGTAAAACCGTGCTGTTTGAAGGCACGCCCAAATCAAATTTAAAGGCATCGGCAGGGATTAAAAAGTCACTATCAATATCATAACTTTTCCAGCTATTGTGGGCTTTACCGTTCACTTCCACCGTAACATCATTTTCATAAGGGTAATTATTTGACATAGCTGTTTAACCACTCCCCACGCTCAACAAAATTTGGATAACGGATCTGCGGATTCAATCTTAATAATTCATCTGCGCGTTTGTAATCCTGATAAAATGCATGTGCAATTTGTTGTACCGTCCCGCTAAATGGCACCTCACGCACCATTAAAGGCGGTTTACGATTAATTGCCGTAAGGGCAAGTTGAGTAAACTTATGCACTTTATTGCGTAATTGCTCTGCCGTATTGTGCGCAGCCGTATAAAAACTCGTATTAGGTGTGCTTAATACCCTGATCTTTTCCCCACGATGTTCATCGTCTGCTTGTTTGCGTAACAATTGTAAATTATCCATAATTTGTGACCGCACTTGAGTCGTGATGTACTCAATATCCTGTGGCAATAAATCATCGTCCTCTACCAATTCAGTGGCAATACGCAACAAAGCAACACTGGAGGCTAACTGCATCATTAAATGCACAGATTCAGTATCATCCTTACTAAAAGAGGTCGTTAATGATTTCAACGCCGCTTGTTCTTTGGCAGATTTAATATTCTTACCACTTACCAAATCAGCAGGAATATGCTTAATTTGACGTATTGTGCGGAGTACCTCATCAAATTTTGCTCGGGTAGTTAAGTCCTTGCGCGCAGCAATTTGGCGCAACCCTGAATCAATCATTGTCACCAAATCACGCACAGCACGGCTAGATTTTGCTTTAAAGTTATCTTGTGTCACGACAGGCGACACACCATACTTGGTTTTGTCAAAATCAAATAACCCGCGCACTTGCTCAAAACAACCAAATAATGCGCCATAAACACCCAACAAACGTGATTTTGTATTAGCGGCAAAGGCAACAATCTCCATAAATTCGCCATACAATGCCATCACATCATCAACAAAGTTTTCTAATTCAGTCAGTAAGGCATCTATTTTTGCCAATAGGGAATAATTAAAGACAAAAATCGGTTTAGCTGGCGTAGATTCAATAAAAGTCAAATCTAACGCCACATAATCAATCATTTCTGCTTCGTGGTGAAAACTCGCCCCGGTGCAAATCATATTTTGCAAACGCCCACGAATCGGATGCACTAATGTTGCCGCCCCTGATTTTTGTAACACGCTTAAAAACTTCTTAAAGTCCGTGTAATAGCCTGTCCCATAAAATACGGCTTGCATACGCACGGTTAATGGATTTAATCCCAAATCTTCCACGTCTGCGCCATTGACGAAAGGATAAGCATGCTCAATGGTCGAGCGATAGACATCATCATCCACCGAAAGCACATCGAAATGCACGCCGCGAAAACTTGCACGTTGCACAGGCATTGTCCAACCCATAGTTACCCCCGTTTCATTGATTGATAGATATTTTCAGCAACCCCTTCATAAACAGGTCGCCCATCCATATCAATCTTAATTTGATTTTGAATTGTAAAATTTTGGCTTTCAATGGCGGTTTTTAATCCATCACTAATGGTTTGCCCAAAATGTTGGAAATCCGCTTGATAGTTAGCCAAGCTAGATAAATCTCCCAGTGTGCGACTTAAAGCGGAGTCGCTGTCAGCCGCTACAGCTAAGCCTGAATAACCTTTCCCCTGATTGCGAATTTCCGCAATTTTCACCGCACTTTGACGCATACGCTCGTTGTATTCGGCTTGATTCAATGTGCCACGCTCTAAACGCACCTTTGCCACTTCATCTTTACGTGCAATTTCAGCCACTTCGCCCGAGCGATAAGCCGTCCCCCAGACTGAATTTTTGTTATAACCGAAACCTTGCGGTGCGTAATGGGTTGTGGTCGGTTTATTGCCACCGTAAGCATTGGCATAAAATTGGTTTTCAAGCTGTTTTTCTTGAGCAGTTTTCGCCTCAGCTTTTTCTTCAGCCTTCGCTTCTTCCGTTGTACGTTGTTCTCCAGTAATCATTAAACCACTGGTAAAAAGTGCCCCTGCACTAAGAATACTGCCTAACTTACCGCCCCCTTTAATTTTTAAACCGTTTTTCCCTTTCCCTAGATTGCCAGCGACATCTGCTACATCACTAAGCCCAATTCCGCCTCGTTTAACTCCCAATAATGCTAATGCACCACTAGCTGCAATCGCAGCCGTACTTAATGCTGTAATAAAGGTGCCTGCTGTAGTCAGTGTAGAGGTTAAATCAGGATAGGCTTTCGCATATTCAGCCAGTTTTGTAGCCGCATCGCCAAGTGCATTATTAAAACTTTTCATGCCTTCCATTTGTGCAAATTCAACTGCATTTTTAGCTTGTTCTACTTTTGCACTGTTAGTTGACATCACAACTTTATGGGACTTATCTGTAGCACCGTCAGAATTCGTGACATCTTCTTTTACTTGCTTGCCTAGTTCAACATTGTTGCGAATCCCAAGAAGTGCCATCAAGGCTTGACGGTCAGAAATAATCTGCCCAATGGCCGTACCTTCTACTAAGTTTGTCATTTGTTCTATTAAGGCTTGCTGTTCTTCTTTTTTGGCTGTTTTCAATTTTGCTTTTAAGGCTTGATAACGTTTGTCTTCTCCTACGACCATATCCATAATAGAACCAAAGGCCTCAATAGAATTTTTACCTTGTTTCTTCTCATTCTCCATGGATTTAATAAAATCAATGCCGTGGGTTTTGCCATCTTTGCCTTTAATTTCTAATTTAGAAAAACGATCTGCAGTCTCTTTAGACGTAAGTTTGGCGAGTAAATTAACCAGGTTATTCCCCGCTTCATCGCTTGTCCCTGCGGTAACACGCGCTTGTTGGTTTGCGACTAATAATGCTTCAAAGCCATCCATGCCCGAAAGCCCAGCCGATTTAGCTGCCGCCATTTGTTGTGGAAGCCAACGTGCCATATCGGCAAGTTCAAAGTTACCTGCTTGCCCAGCCGCCACAGCCTTATCTAATACCGCACCAATTTGATCTTCGCTGATGCCAAATTGCTGCATAGCGGAAATTGCAATCGCCGATAAATCTTCTGTACTTGCACCTGTTGCCACTGCGCCTTTTTGTAAAGTAGGCAATAACTTCATTGCGGTTTCAGCTTTCACAGTACCGGAGGCTAATAACTTATCTAACGCGCCTAAGGCTTCTTCTTTCGTCCCCCCTCCAGTTTCTACCGCACTTTTCACCGCATCATGTAATTCTTTCTTTCCTGCAATTCGCCCAGCTGCGTCTCGGTCGGAGAAGGCAGTATTAGATACCATCGCCAAGCGTCGGTCATAGTCCATTTCCTTTTTCATGGGTTGCGCCATCACCATAGCTCCAGCCGCCATGCCTGCGCCCACACTGGCAATGGCAGTTCCAACATTGCCTAATCGTTGCCCCCACGTGGTTTTCCCCATTTCCGCATTAAGCCCAGCAATTTTTGAGCGCGTCGCTTCAGCCGCACGCGCTAATTCGCGACTAGTGGCTGTGCCACTACGTTTTAATCGGTTATAAGCGGCAATGGTATGATTAATTTCTTGTTGGATTTTATGTTCACTTCGCACGCCTAACCTTTCACGCGCTTGAGCCATAGCACGTGTGCTTTGCGTAATCTGCGATTGCGCTCGTCGAAACACACGACTTGCTTGGTCTTGCGCTTTCAGCTTCAACGCTAAATTCAACTCAGCCATTTTTAAACCCTCTTTAAACTCATTTTAAATCCACAAAAAAAGGGGCTTACGCCCCCTTAGTTTTACGACGCATAAGGTTGTAATGCACCGTGTTGCCTTTTTCTGACTGAGTTTTAATACCTTGCGAATATTGCCAACTTGCCACCCACGCAGCAACTTCAGCGTGACACATTGCTCGTACTTCTTCAGCAGTAAACCCAAATTTAGCCAATAAAATAACCGCACTTCGGTAATTCTTCTCGGCATCAAACACACCGTAATGTTGTTTTATTCGGTTTCGGCTTTGCTCGGGTTTTCCCCAGCGTCGATGTGCTTTTTTCGTAGTTCAGCGATAGCTTGCGTAATCAGCACATAATCATCCGTGGCAAGGTTATCCAGTAAAAACTGTGGCGTGAGCTTATCTTGCGCAAGACCGATAATATCAAGCTGTTCAGATAAATAAGCCAAGTCCACGAGCATTTGCTCCGCTTTCGTGAGGTTTTCTTTCTCATCTAAACCAAGCTCGGCGACTTTCTCAAGGGCAGCACATTCGCCACCCAAGGTTAGTAATCGCACGTCAAAGTCAAAATAACGCTTGTCTTCATAAGAGATACCAAGAAGTAAACGCATTATTCTTTTACCTCTTTAAGCGCATTCATCTGGATATCAATAACGGCTTCGTTATCCACCGTGTATTTCTCGCCTACTTGGGTAGTAAAGCAACCAAGGTAAGACGTACGCTTATCTTCTTGATTAAGCGGATATACCGTGATTTTCGCATCACTGATACCAGCCCAATCAATCTCTGAACCATCAATCGGCAGAGCAGCAGTCACTGACAGCTCCCAGGTCGTAATGCCTTTGGCAAAACCACGTGCACGACCTTCAGAGTTCATGGTTTTGACTAATTTACGCCCAGTTTGTTTTGTGACATTTAAATCGGTAATTTCAAATTCAACGCCATTTACTTCTAACACCGCCATTCCAGCATATTTTTCCATTTACGCCCCCTATAAAATTAAATCAATTCGGTTAGCGACAACGTGCAAGCCATTTACCACATCGGCTGGGATTGCCGTATCTAAACGATTTGGATCTTTGCCATTGCGAACAACAAGCAATTTACCCTTGTTCGCATCCACATTTTCTAAAATCTCTTGTTGCTCTAAACGATAGAGCACATCAAGGATTTCCGACCGCACTTTTGGTGGGGTGCGATTAGATAATTTCGCACGAGGGAAACGTAACTCAATACGCTGTTCAATGGCTTTACGCGTATAATCAAGTGTACGAATTGTGGTTAAGTCTAACCACGCAGGATCATCTACATTCGCCGGTGACTTGGTATAAGTCGTAATTGCACGCATAATTTGCACACGATTATTGACCACTGTAATAGGGGTTAAACCGTGGAATAACGCCTGATTGACTTCGGTTTTTAACGGTGTTTGAGTGGCATCAACAGGGGTTAAACCTTTAATCTCAAGTGTATTTAACGGTTTAGCTGGGTCTTCTTCGCCTGCAATAACCGCCCCATATCCCGCAGCGATTAAGGCATTAGATTCCACCGCCCCTTTATACCAACCCACTGTAATACGGTTAGCATTAATTTTCTCGGTATAAGTGGTACCGCTTGCCAACGAACCATTAAAACCTAATACGCCAACACCTGGTTTTTTCTCAACAGGACTTGCTACCGACTCTAAATGTTCGCGCAAGGCTTTCGCATTTTTATCATCCGCAAAAGGGGAGATAATCACGTGATAATGCTGACCAGCTACAGATGCTAATGCCGCTGCTAAATCGGCATTTTCGGCACCATTTGCAAGGGCAGAAACATTCACTGCCATATCATTTACGCTTAATGTGGCATTGACACTAATCTCATTGCCAATTTCGCCTTTACATTTTGCGGTAAGCGTCACGGTACCTTCATTGACTGTCGCACTGACAGGACAATATTCCCCTGCATTAATCACTGCATTTAAACGGGTGGCAATGTTGGCAGCGGTTTCCGATTTAGCAATTGCCACCGCATAATCAAGACCACCAATGATAACTTTAAGCACCCCTGCATTGCTTGCTGTGCCTGTTAGCGTAATGGTGCCAGTTGCCGCCACACCTGAATCACTCTCTTTTAAACCAATCACCGTTAAACGGATTATGGCATTATTTTGGATAGCAATACGCGCCATTAAGTGAGCCCAAGACCCAGCACCAAATGTATTTTTCGCATCCACATCTGAATAAATCGGTGTCGGTGCGCTAAATGTTTTTGTTGCATTTAACATCGGTGCCACAATTAAGACATTTTGCTCATTTGTTGGCAAAGTACTCACTGCATTGCGTGAGTTGTATTCTGTATAAACACCCGGTTTACGAAGACTCGTCGGGATATTATCAAAATCAATATTCGTTTCATCCATTGTCTTTCTCCTGTTCTTTGCGTGAACGTGTTTCTGTGATTACAATCAAATCGCCATCATTAATACGACGTTGATAATAAATCGACGGCTCTACCTCTACCGGTACTTGTTCAATATAGGTATAAGGCTGATGTTCCATCGGCACCTTAATGCCTATTGCTGCTTTCACTTTCATTTTGTGTCTCCACCTCAAACGGCACTTTGGCACCGCTTATTGGGTCATAAATGTTGTTACCAATACGTTCTAACATCGGCTCTGGTGGCGATAGCTCACCATGATAATGCGTAAACAAATAATCAGGATTTTTGCTATCCTGTGTCATTTCAGGATAACGTCCATCTTCTAACGGGCTTAAATCCTCATAGACTGCGTCATACTCAATCGCATAAGCTGTTATCGCCCCACCTTTAAAAGTGGCATTATTAAAGAGCGTACGCACCCTGGTCGGTTTCAATGGCTTGACTAATTGCCCTAAGGTTTGCGCATCTAACAAACGGCGTACGGCTGTAATCAACTGATTAACGCCCACCTCTCGTTTATCCGCTCCGCCTTGTCGTGCCGCAATATTGCTACGCAAGCTATTTACTGCCACGATAATGACAAAGTTTGCTGTGGATTGATGACGCTTCAAATTAGTGCCCATACGTTCGATACGTGCGCCCCCAAAAGTGACTAAACACATCGGCAAACGTGATGTCCCAAGACTTTCATCATCGAGCTCGCCACCGTAGCTTTTAACGGTATTGACTAAACGCCCTAAGCCACGCTGTAGGCGTTCTACAAGAGCATTTTCAATTTGAGTGATCACGCGCAAAAATCCTGTTTTTCGGATTAGTAAAAATCACGCCATTGTCGTGTTCGTTGGCATCATTATTCTCTGTAGGCGGCAACCCAAGCGAAATCTTACCCACACTGATATCCTCAAGTTCTTTTAAACTTAATTTATAGCGGGTAATAATTTCTTCTGTAATCGTCACATGAGACATACTCGCTAAACGATAACGTGCCAAATCACAACAAAGTCGCACTAAGTTTTGTGGCACACTCACAAGAGGGAGGGTATAACGTGCTGCCAAATAACCATCAATTTGGCTTGAGCTATCAGACAATGCAACATCAAGCAAATTGTCATTAACTTGCCCAGTCAAATCACGGTCGGTCAGTTCAATGGCTTGCACTTCCCCTACACGTAACACAAAATCTTCTGCACTGGCGTAATGCATCACTCATCCTTATTTATCGCAGATGGGAATAAGTTCTAACCAGGGATCTTCAGCAAGCATAATGACTTGCTCACCCGTCAAGTTTTCAACTGGAATTTCCACCGCACTTTCTTTGTTAAAACGATAGCCGCAGCGACCATAAGAGGCTTGCGGATGAATTGCACGTAACGTCACTGCATAGGCAATAGGATGAATCACATCACTGCCTTTGGGTGCGTCATTTGACTCGTCTAAAGTGCGGTCGGTTTCTGTGGTGTTTTCCGCAGAATCGGTTTTCACTTCATCGTCTGTCTTGTTTTGTTTTTTCTTTGCCATTTTTGCTCCTAAAGGGCGATTACTCGCCCTTATTGATGGTTATTCCGCAATGATTTGTGGAGACACAATCACTTTCAAACGACCTTTTAAGATATTAGTTGTGCCGTTAATTAATTCACCTTCGCAGATTTGACGTGCTTTGAATTCAAGTGCAGGTGGCACTAAAATCACATTCGGACGAATGTTCAATAACTTGCCACCGTCACCTTTTAAGGATTGCATTTTGGCAATGACTGCCATAATGTTTTCCGCAGTAAGTTCAGTTTTCTCCACACAGTGCGCTAACTGCCAAAAACCAAAACCGGCTGCACCACGAGCACGCACACCCCATTCGTAAATATCTTCGTTAAATACGGTGTCAGACTTGGAAGGATCAAATTTCGTTTCAATTTCTGGTGCAGTACGTTCTTGCCAAATTAACGGTTTAATCGCATTGGTGGTGTCGAAAAGATAGAATGTTGGTGTATCATCTTTTGTGCCAGTCGTTAAGTTACTTTGCTCTTTACTTGCACCTGTACCATCCACATTTGGGTAAACAGGGTGATCAGTATCAAAGTAATTTTGGCCGTCATAACAAAGCGTGGTTTTACCTGCTTTTAACAAACCAAACACCAAATCATCAGGCAATTCAGCCGCACTTTGTGCTGCCTGTTGCACCATTGGACGGAATAAACCTACTTGGTCATCTTCAATATCGGTACGAGGAATACCCACCGTGCTTTCGTAAAGTTTGTTTTCAATGCTGGTGCCTTGTGCTTGCATTGCTTTACGCTGACGTTTATTTACCCATTCCACCATTTTCGGGAACTGGCCTAAGAAACCATAGGTGTTCACTTTGGTGTTAGAGGATACCTTCATTGCAATCAAGTCCCACTGCGGTTTAATTAAACCTAAACCTGCAGCAAAATCTTTTTTAAACTGGGTTTCAATTGCCTTTAAAACTTCTGATTTTTTAAAGCTCATTATTTTTGCTCCTTATGTTCTGCTATAAATTCCGCTTCAGTCATACCAAGCGCACGTGCTGCCGCTTGTTCAGCCGCACTTAACGCCGCCACGTTCTGCTCTGGATCGTCTTTTGCTTGTGGCTCACCACTTAATGCGGCCATTGCAGGTGCTTTTTCTAAGTAAGCACTTAATGCCTCAACAGATAAACTTTGCGCCCAATCTTTTAATGCAGGAGCCAGTTTGCCTTGCGATAATGCCGCTGTGATTAATGCCGCTTTCTTGTCTGCTTCTACAGATGTTTTAAGTGCATTAAAATCAGCCTGTAATGCGGCTACCTGTTCGACTGGCACAAATTTAGCAGGATCAGGGTTGCCCACTTGTGTGGATAACGCTGCCACTGATTGTTCTTTTTCAGCTAATTTTGCGTAAACATCTAACACGTCCACAGCGCTATCGCCTTTAGCTGCCGAAAGTGCGGTCACTTTCTCCGTAATGTCAGCCTCACTTGCATCTGCTTTTAAAGCAAACAGTGTGCATAATGCTGCCAATAATTTTTTATCCATTGGATTGTCCTCTTGTAATAAATTCACGCTGGCTGCTACCATTGCTTCATCCATGCCATCTAAAGCAGGCGTATTGGTTAATGCAGCATGAAAGATCTTGCGAACATAGCCGTCTGTGTCGTAAGCAAACACAGCCGAGATATAACGATATTCGCCATTTTTGATATAGTCCGCGGCTTTATCCGTCCAGCGAACATCGGCAAAAATCCCTTGAGGATTAAAATAGAGATATTCCATCCAACCTGCACTCGGTGCTTCTTTGCCGTTTTTTAGGGAGTGAATAATTTGGTGTTCATAATCAATAGGAAGGGGATTGCGTTGATTATTTGCCAACGCCACCACATCCGCGCCATTTGTATCTGTTACATACCATGCCTCCACATCCGTTGGTCTGCCGTCTGTGGCGCGAAATTTGCCATAAGGTAAAAGTTGGATACGACCATACTTCGCCTTGTCAATTTCAAAACTACAAGCGGCAACTGTTAATTTCATCTTAAACCATCCTTAAAAACTCAATCTAGGATGGCAGAATATCGAATTGAACGAGATAACAAGAGATGACTGGCTTCAGCACAACCCAATAATTTGAAATGTTAGACAATGAGGAACAAGCCTCACATTAAAGACGTGAAAGATTGAATGATTGAAAACAACCCAAACCCATTTTAAAACGCTTTAAAACCGTTTTAAATTGTTTTAAAAATTTAAAGATGAAACATTATACCCTAAAAGTAAAAAATCGCCCTACGTGCGATTTAGAGCGATTTTCTGATTTATTTAATTAAGCGTTGGAAGTAGTCTTGCACGTCTTCCAAAATATCTGCCTTATCTTGAGGTGTTAAAGCCAAAAAAGGACGAGCTGGAATTTCTACTTTACGACCTCGTCCAGCTTTACCGCCAAATTGATGGATTGCAGCATAAACCTTATTGCTTCCTACAATCGCTTCGCTATTATCACTTTTGGTGATAATTTTTAAGCGTAAATCTCGGCTTTTACCTTGTAAGATTTTTCCACTTTTATTGGGGTGGGCTAAACCCTGCCAATCAGGGCGACCTTCCATTTCAAAGTTTTTATCCACGGCAAGGCGCATCGTTTCAGCAAGATCTGCCATTAAATCTTGACGGTTTTGCGTTTTTTCGGCAACTTTGCCTAATAACCTTGAGATATTTTCTGCATTTTCTATTTCAATTTTGATCATCTATTGCTTACCTTAAAAAGACGAGATATGATTAGGAAGCTTAAATTGATTGTTACCAATGGGGAAAGGGAGGGGGTAAAAGCCCAGTTATGTAGGTTCGAATCCTACCATCAATTTAAGTCGCCTACGCCAATTGTTTCCAATGGGTAACGGTAAGGTTTAATTATCTGGTTATGCAGGTTCGAGTCCTGTCATTGGCGTAGGCGTTAATCAATTTCTCCGTAAAGCAAATCAAATTTATTCTTGTCCTGAAGCGTTGTTATATCTAGAATTTTTTCCCCACTTCTAATGCTATTTGTATCCACACCGTTTTCCTTATAATTAAGTCGGATCACAGCTTTTCCATTTGGATTATCAAATAAATAAAGAATTGTTGATTCTCTAATATTAGGATTGCGACTTGTTTTATCTCTTAAAACTGCTTTTGGCTTGAGTAGCATTTCAGGTAGATTTTCCCAAAATTCAATCGGTAAACGTTTATCTCCTTGTTTTCTTTGTGCCTTACTATCTCTGTAAGCATGATAAAGCACATTGTCCGTAATAGAAATAACCGAAGATTTTAATATAACATTTTCGTTTTCCAGTACATTTAAGACTTGCGGTAAAATAGCACCAACATAAAACAATTTGTTTTGCGGTGTTGATTTCCCACTATCCAATGTTTTTTTAACTTCTTGAACGATGTTTTTAAAATCATTTTTAAATGCCGTCATCAATTTAGCATTTTTAAATGTTTCATTAATTGCGACTGCCGCAACTCTAGGTGGTGCATTAACCCCCTTTTCAAGCATGGTTTGCCCTAAATTAGCAAGGTATGATTTACCAGGGTTATAATTAAACCCAGCATCAGTTCTAAATAATCGCCCGTCAGGTAGCTTATAAGCTGTCATTATGCGATCAATACCACCGATATTTTGCACATATTGCTCGTAGTCTTCTTCAGTGGTTTTACGCAACTGCCAGTCAGCATTTTCCTTTAAATCACGCTCTTTTACGGCAAAGACTTTGCAGCGACAATTCCAACCGTTAGGCGGATAAAAGGTATCCCAAAAAGGATCATCAACAGGATAAACCGAATTATGCAATGCAGCATGGCTTGGACGTGCATCGGACATAGCGACATAACGCCAATAAGGACGCAAATGCGCAACTTCTTTCATCGCCTGATATTCACCAACACGTTCTGCGATTCGCATATTAGTTTGGTAAATGGTATTTAAACGATGAGGGGTAAGACGTTTTCCCATCAACTCACCGTTTTCATCACCCAATAATTGTGCTTCTGCTCCTAGCCAACCTTTATCATAAAGCACTTTCCCAATATTTTTTTCCCATTGTTGCTGGGGTATCCCTGTTTTTTGCGCCTCAATTAGGCTCTGATGAATATCGGTAAGAATGTCCTGTTTTAAAATACCTGCAACTGTAAAGGCTTTAGTGTGGGCTTCTTGCCATATTTCATGCCAATGAAAGCCAACGGCATAACCTTTAGAAGATAAATATTCAATAGCTTTCTCGGGTGGCAAACCAATAGCAAAGCGAAAATCATCCAATTCCATTTTGTTTTGCTCCATTGATTCTGCCCCAAATATCCGCTACAAATAAGGCTTGCGCTAATCCTTGTACTAATTCTTCATCAGATAAATGAGGATAAGCCGACAATGCGATTGTCATAGCCTCTTCGTAATCTTTTCCTTGATTAAATGCCTGTGCAAGATCAGAGACTAAAGGTTGAATTTGCTGGTTTAATTGTTGAGGAGGCAAAATAACATCACTTAAATCTTGAGAATCCTGAGCCGACAACGCAGCAGCACAACAACCGCAAGTACAGCCTTTGGCGTGATTCAACACGGCAGAAAGTGCGGTGGTTTTTTCGTCTGTTTTCTCGCCTTGCGGTGTGCTTAAAATCAACTCGCCTTCCTGCGGTTCAGGAATCCCTAATTTATCCCGCACCCAACTTTCCGAAATCTGCACGCCAATGCCCGTAAGTTTAGGGATGGCATCTGCAAATACCGATAAATCTTCATATTCTTTCGTGTCAAACTCAAAATAAGGGATACGATGTGGCGCAATATTCGGATCAACATTAATTTGCAAATACGGCAAAATGATTTGTTGAGTGATAGTTTGTGCAATCTGTTTCGCATCACTAATCATCAAATCACGACGCACTTCATTATGCACATTGCCTAACGCATTGGTGGAGCTTTTACCATCCGCCCCCGATGTTAAGGTTTGCCCCAAAATCAACCGAGCAATAGATTTTTCGCACCAATCAACCATTTGTAAAAATGGATTATTACCCGATGCTGCACCTGCATTAGCGACATTATGCAGTTCAATCCGCATCGATTCCGGCATAATGCCTGCTGCGTTATGCCCAATTTCAGCCAACGCACGCAGTAACGTGCGTTTCTCCGCATTAGTGGCACCAGCACCATATTTACCAATGCGAATCGGCATACCATAAAGCTCTAAAAACTCGGCAAAATCACGCACAGAATAATGCTTATACATATGAAGCCATGCCAATGTGCGATATAAGCCATCACGCGCCAACTGTGTCGAACGAGATTTATGGCGATGTACCACCCAACCAAAAGGACGTAAAGGCTCGCCCATTTGATTCGCTGGCGTGCGTAACAATAAACTATCGTCTTTATCCAATTTAAACCAAGACTGAGGACAAGGTTTAAAGCCTTTTGGAACCCATTTGCCATCCACCTGTGCCCATTGAATTTCCAACGCCGAAAAACCGTGTCCCACGGCATCCATTAAATCCATAAACAAGTCTTCAAGATTGGGATATTGATAAAATAACTCATCAATCTCTGCTTGCAATTTTTCTTCCGCAGGTGTCGCATTACGTGGCTCAACAATACGCCAATCTAGTGTTAAAACTGAACGCTTACGCGTCATCATATTCGCTGCAATACTGCTATCTTGCTCTTCAATATCCATGAAAAGTTGATGCTGCGCCTGAATATCGCCGTTTTCGGCATCCTCTAAAATCTGCTTTAATTTTGAAGGCGTAATTTTTGCAGAGGGGTGATCATCTAATACACGCCCCGTTGCAGTCACTTCCGCTTCATCGGTTTGTGTTGGCTCTGTTTCATTACCTTTTAAAAGCCCTTTAACCTTATCTAAAAATCCCATTTAAACTCCCTAAAAAATCAACCGCACTTTCATCATGCACCGTTTGCCTACTTTTGCGCAAAGAAAAAGTAGATCGCCATCGGCGAAACCCGATTTCAATTAATCTCGCCAAAACGAATAAAGATCATCGTCTTCATCTTCCACATCAAACGTATCCAACTGATCCAACCCAATCCACTCAATCGCTGCCGAACTACCCACTGCATTACGCCACAACATTTCCAGCGCATCCGGGCCGTCATCATGATCGGCTTTCGGAAAGTGGCGCAGTTGCGCAATCAGGGTTGCTTGGGTGCTGTGTAACAAAATCAAGCCATTCACCATGTGAGGTTGTAGGCTCTCAATACGCAACATTTTGTCTGTATTTGGTTTCGTCGCCGTTGCAGGGACAGGAATGCCACGTTGTGCCGAGCGTTTCACTAATTCGTCTTTTAAGAATTCTTGGAATTGCACCGTTTCAACAAACCAACGCTGACAGTGGTATTGCTTCTGCATACGGATCACATCTTCAATAATTAAATCAGGCAGACGTTTTTTCACTTGCGCTTCCACAACATATAACTTGCCTGTTTCTCGGTGATAGCCGCCCACTAAAATGGCAGAGGGGTCACGGCTTGCCCCTGCTTTTCCTAAAGAGGGATCAAGCGCACCGAAATAAATTAAATTTGCTGGCAATTCCGTCCAATAAGTCAAACTATTGGCAAACATCGCATCATCACTGCTTAATGGATCATTTTGATATTCCGAATCAAAGGTGGCATGCCCATCACGAGCGCGAATTTTCATCAAGGTTAAAATAGGACGAGCAGCCCAGCTCACTACTGCGCCTTTATCCATTGCCGCTTGATTTTGCGTATAGAAAGCATCAGCCACCGCTTCGCCCTCGTTTAAGTAGAAGTCCTCCCACTTATCCCACAGGCTCATATCATCAGGCTGACGAATTAAGGCTTTAAACTTTGCCGTCTTCCACGCTTTACTTGATAAAGTGCGGTTTAAAACACTGTCGTAATGGAGGATAGTTCCGATATACACCACATCTAACTTATCCCCAGCTGCCCCTAACGGAAGGACGGTTTTCTTCAACCAATCGTGCAATTTGTCACGCTGTTCAGGGCTCCGCACTTGTTCGTCATTTTCAATATCATCTAGCACCACCAAGTCAGGACGATACGCCCCATGACGTAAACCACGCAATTTCTTGCCAGAACCTGCCACTTGCACTTTTTGATTGGCTTTCGTGATAATGGTTGCCGCTTGCCACACGCGCCCTTGTCCTGCCATTTCGGGGAAATCAATGCGCAAACGTTGGTTAAATTCCAACTCGACTTTAATGGCTTCCAGCATTGGATAGGCTTGGTCGATACTGTCCATCACAATCAACGCATAGCGTTTTTTCTGTGTCACAAGACAGTAAAGTGTAAAGAGCTGGGAAACCAAGGTCGATTTAGCTTCACCACGTGGCGCAGCAATGGCTAAATGCACTGATGATGGCTGTTGTAATACTTGTGGCAACTGCTCAAAAAGATAGTTATGCAACTGCGAACGAGAGCGAGAACGCACATAATGCGGAAAGTAATTCGACACAAAAAAGTCATAGCCCGAAACAGGATCTAACACCTTTTTGCGTCGCTCACTAATGGCAGCAAGAGAATCATCCCACCCCTCAAACTTTGCCTCGACCTTTTGTCGCAAGCTGTCCGAATAGGCTTTTAATTCCGCTAATAATTCTTTATTTTTCATTTTTTTCCTGTTCATGTGCCATTCGGCTCCCTACTTTGCTTTGCACAAGCAAAGACAAAATCTGGAAGATTTTGAACGTTGGCTTTGCCAACGGCACGAAGTGCAAGCGTAGCGAAGTAAAAGTAGGTCGCTGTCAGGCGAAATCCTGACTATTTAAATTCCTTATCTAAGGCTTTCCCAAACCCTTCCAATAAGTCCGCAAACTCATTAATCAGCTCAGGTTTATTGGCTTGTATATAATCTCCAAACATCGTGATGGTCTTTATTGCCGTCGCCATTTCCGACACTTCTGGCAATAATCGCTTACTGCTTGCCACCATTTTCGAATAGCTATCACCCAGCCCCTGAATCAACTTCGCTTTTTCACTCACAGGCAATGCTTCCGCACGCTTAATCTCATCCATTGTGTTTTCAAAATAAAGCACAAACGCAGTCAGCATGCCGCGCGCCACATCTTCCACTTTACCATTTGCCATCGTGTTCGCATCACGCACTTTATCCCAATTATCGCCACGCGCTTCGGCTTCACGTTTCCAGCGGCGTGCCGTGTTGTAAGATACACCTGCTTTTTCAGCGGCTAATTCAAGCGTTAAGCAATCAAACACATAATAACGGCGCACATCTGCCTTGGTTTTTTCATCATGTGCCATCTTAACCCCCGAATTTTGCTTTAATCAGCTCAAACCCAACAGAGACGACCAAGCCACTTAACCCGCCGATAACCGCAGCACGCACACCTAATTTCGCCAAACTTTCTTCTACCTTTGCCAAGCGAGTATCAATATCATCCACTCGACCGTCTAATCGATCGATTTTATGGTTCGCTTGTCGGCTTAGTGTGAGAATCTCATCTAATTTGGCATTAATTTCTTGTTTTTCTGCCAATTGTGCTAATCGTTTTCGTTCTCTTGCTGACATTATTTATCCACCTTTTTATCTAACTTCTGATTGATTTCTTTCAACTGATCGCGCACCTCTTTCAAAATGCTTTCAAAGTGCTTATCTTTCACTTCAGCAAGCTCTTTGCTCTGAAAATCCTGTTGCATTTGCTTTTCTAAGGCTTTAATCCCATGCTCATTTTCAGCCACTTTATCGTTTACTGATTTCCACACCCAGCCAACTAATGTCATAATCAAGGTCGTGCCAATCCCAATAAACACTTTATCGTCAATCATTTTGACTCCTTACTTTTAGTGCAAATCTCACGATAAGTCGCATTATGTACCGCAATTTGTCGCAAGGTTTCCGTAGTATCTTGTCTGCTGGCAGTGATAATGCCAAATCCACTACAACTTGGATTAATCACGGAGATCGCCTGATTGCTGCAGGCGGTTAATGACATCATCATGGCTAGTGTTACGAGTGTTTTCTTCATTTTTCTTTCTCACTTCAAAATGTTTTACTTGAGTTTCAACGACAGCTTTCTGCATTTGCAACTGCGCATTAGTTTTTAATAACTGCTCAATCTCACGGCGTGCCTGTTTCAGCTTAAACATCACATACGCACCCAATAGCGCGAAAATTCCAAGTCCCGCTAAAATAATCTGCATACTCATCAAATCCCCCTTGGTCTATCCGTTTGTTCTGGCTCCACATAGGTTTCACCGGTAATCGGTTCTTCTGGTTTCGTTTGTTTGGCTTGAAAAGCCATCACCGCCCCTTTGGTTGCAGCAGAACCACCACAAAAACAAGCAAAATAAAAAAACAAATCAGTGACCGCAGAACGGTCAAGATAAACGGCATAAATCAGCACACCAGCCATGACCAAAAAGCCAAAAAATTGAATAAAACCTGTCGTACTCGCTCGTCCATCACTATTGGTAAATAATTCAAAAAATTTACTCATTGATATAATCTCCACATAATCACTTCAGCTGGAGTTGGTTTTCCGCGAAAGACATAACTCCATGCGTTTTTACTGTAAAAGTGCGGTCGATATTTCAAAGGTTTTCGATTGCTTTTAAACCAATTAAAAACACGTTTAAACACGCCTAAAAATTTAAACTTCATTGTCGATTGCTCCATATTTAAGATTGCCAGCCACACGACGCACCCAACCTTTACCAAAGGTCGCAAAAGTGCCAAGTTTGCAATAAAACTCTAGGCGTTCTGCATTCAAACGCATAATCACATCAGATATCGCCATCTTCTTAATCGCTGCAATGGTCATATTGCCAATAATGCCGTCATCCGCCACATTTACCGCACGTTGCAACATACGGCTTGCATTGCCTAATCCATGGTTTACCGCTGCATCAAAAAACTGGAAAGCCACCGCTTCAGGCATCTTGTCGCATTGATAACGCAACCAAAAGGCGGAGTAGTAGATTTTAAAAGCCTGCTCACGAGTCATCACACGCATATTGCCCTGATAACCATTTGCCAAAGCTGTGCGTTTAGTAATCCCCCAATTGGTTTCCCCGCCTGGGTCGCGAGGGTCATTAACATAACCGCCCTCATGCCCAATTAAGCGGTTAAAAATATCTAGAAAAGTTAAAGTAGACATAAAAAATACCCTTAATCTATTGAGATTAAGGGTATTGTCTTAAAAGCAGAGTAAAGAGAAGAGAGGAGCGGTTTCAGCACTAAAACAAGGCAAGATTATGGGTTTCTTCAGGATGGCGTACCTGTGCCAAAATCTCCCAACCACTCCGATCAGAAAGTTGATATTTCGGACAAAGCTCAAGCATAGCCATACGCCCTGATTTATTTAAATGCTGGGTAAGATAATCATAATCGGCTTTAAAACGATAATTACGCAACACACGCAATGCCGTTTGACAACGAGGAATATACAGCCACTCCCCACGAAAAACCTCTCGTAATTTCACCGCACTTTCCAAACCAATGAGTGCTTTAAGCTTAGGAAAATAATGCACCCCATCAGTAAATCGAAAGGTAGCCCCACCAAAATTTGTAATAATTTTCTCCACCGCAGCAAAGCCCACCAAATCCACCATCTGCTGCACCGTTTCAGGCAGTAATTCAGCCACATCTTCCAAAGATTCAACCATAAACACCTCCGTAAATTGTTTTACGCAATTCTCACACGGAAATTTTAAAAAGGCGGTATTTTTGAAAAAAAAGATAAAAAAAATCCCACCGAAGTGGGATGAGTTTCTTACTATTTGCAATTTTCTTTTTTCAATAGTTCACTGATACGCTTATATTGTTCTTCATTTTTTGCATTTAAGAAAAAGTTTTTTGCAACTCTTAAAGACATACAAGCTTCTTTCATATCCCCATATTTCTTAGCCATCTCAAATTCTTGTAATTTACTTTCTGCCATTTGGTTTTGTAAATTTTCTTGGGTCTTTGATAAGGTTTCGGTATCAATAATTGGATTTGCATCTGTTATCTCAACAAAAAACTGACGACCTTCAACCCATATCGAATAGAGAATTTCTAATTTGTTATATGTTTCTGTTTGTAATAATGCGTAACATAAACGAATGTCTTTATTTTGATTTTTCTCTTTAACCTCTCTGACAACAAATACATCTTTAAGTGTAAAATCAATGCCTGTTTCTTTAGTTCTATCATTTAGTATCCCTTCAATCGTATCTCCAACTTGATCACATTTAGGGATACTGGTATCTAGCATATTTGCGTAACTAAAAGTAGAAATTATTAAGGCAAAAAATATTGCAAATTTTTTCATATTTCCTCCAATAAAAAAGGCTCCAAAGAGCCTTTAATTTACACCTGATAATTTCATCTTACAATGCTTTTTTATTCCGATCATACACTGCCAACATCTGCACCACCTTTTTCAACTGCCACGGCTGCAACCAATGCACAAAATCCACTTTAAACGAACGTTTCGCAATACCATCGGCATATTCTTTCGGTAAACCATGTTTTGCTAAAAGTGCGGTAATTTTTGCCAAATAAATTTTCTTATCTTGACGTGGTGCCGCACGATTTCCCCAAAAATGACGACTGGATTTAAAACCCTTTTGCACCATAATATTTAACACCTGTTGCAATTCATTCTCCGTCATTTCAGTACAACTTATTTTCCCCGTTGTACTTACCAATAATTGACGATAGGTTTCATCATCAAGACCTAATTGGCTTTTCCCAATATGGATTTTAGCGATTAAATTTTTACGCAACATATCCTTTCTCCTGTTCCGCTTTCCAAGCTTTCCAAACCGCAAACTCAGGCATATTTTCCACAAATTGCAACTGCCCAATAGCGGCATAACGTTCAATATATTGAATGGCTGCCATACGTTGATCCTCTTCTTGCGCCGCAACACTTTGCATTTCAGCTTTGTCTTCATTACGCACCACCGCAAACAACGGTTTCGCCCCTTCATACACTTTCTTCAAATAGTTATGATTCGATAACGCCTGAATATTGCGTGTTTCCCGACGGTTTTTCATCACCGCTTGCACCGTTTCATTCAACGCATGGGCGAGTAGCGGGCTGGGTTGATACATCTCCAGCACATCTTTCATTAATCTCAATGCCCGACCATTAGATAACGCCGATCTTTCAGGACGAAACAGACCAATATAACTCACCAACGCACGCGCATTGCGACCACCCAAATTGGATATTAACCCCAACATCTCACGCCCCGCATCATCTTCCAACAACGCATCCAAATGGATATCACTGTGGCAAATAGGGCAACGACATAGTTTCATTATTGTTCCCTCAAACTTGATTTAAAACACATTACTCAGCCCACTTCATCTAACTCATTCCCCTCTTTCGTAAAGAGGGGTTAGGGGAGATTTAATGGGCTGTAAATGCATTTTAAAAATCGTCTGGGTCGTCGTCTTCCTCTAGCTCTATCACATCAAGACGTTGAATAACTTCAAATTTAGCTAAAAAACGCAGTCTGTTCTCAAAATCACCATCTCTCCATACATACATAACTTCTCGTTCCGGTTCTTCAAACATATCCCAGGCATAAGCGTTTTCTTTCGCGATATGTAAAGCGACAACATCAAAACACCGACTTTCATCCTCCCATGTATTTCCATCATCGTTGTTTGTAGGATTGTTACTTTCCAATGCGTAACGATATAAATATTTAGCCATAATCTATTCCTCAGGTGGTTGTGGCATTGGTTGCCAGTGGGTGATTTCCGCGCATTCTCCGTCTGCGCTATACCATTTATCACCAAATATCTGTGCGCCGAAAATTTTATTATTTTCGCCAGCGGTATATTTGCCATAAACCAAAACAGGCAATGACCGGATTAAAAGATCAAAACCTGTAAATGTATCCGGCAACCGCTCCGAACACTTAATCCATCCATTGTTTTCGCTCATTTATTCCTCCATTCGAATTGAAAATCCACCGTGACGAAATACAACATTCTGATCGTCCTCAGTAAGTTTTTTCATTAATTGATATGTTTTAGGGCATCTGCCAGAACCTTTTTCTTCGTTGAGTAAACGTTCTAACTCATCCCAATGTTCCACCAGTTTTGCCCAAATTGGGGAAATCTCTTTCATCTTATAAAGATAATCTCGCATTTTCGGTACTCGTTCTAATAACTTCACGCAAAGAGATAAATCGCTCGGATCAAGCGGATAACTTTTACGTCTTGGTATCACATCAAAACCAATCACAAACGCCATACATTTACTACTTAATCCGACATCTTCATCATATGCCAACCATTGAATGATTTTTTTCTGCATTTTTCCTCCTTGTTAATTGAAAACACATTACTCAGCCCACTTCATCTAACTTATCCCCCTCTTTTGTAAAGAGGGGTTAGGGGAGATTTGAATGGGCTGTAAATGGGTTTTAATAATCTCGCACCTTTTGCACATCAATCGTAATTTTCCCGACTCCAATCATGTCATCATCTTTCCAGCGAATCACATCTGCCAGCGTAATATTCAATCCAAGTTCTCTAAGCTTTTCCGCTTCGGCTCGTGCTTGCTTTTGAAAGCGGAACCATTCTTTAAAATCAGCTAAAAATCGCTCAAACTGTTTTTCATCAAGCACTAAAATATCGGCCACATTCTTAAATTCGTAAATTTGTTCACTCATTATCTACTTCCCTTGTAATGCTAAAAATTCACTTTGCTTGATTTCGGTTAAACACTCCGGGATTGCCGGAAAATCATCCCCGCCAAAGCCTTCTGATTTAACCGGTATTTTTGCAATAAAGTGATCGCTTGCCACACCGCAGACTGCAACATATGCCATGCGATCCCCCATCACCCAACAACTAATACCCAACTTACGGAGCATAAAGTCATTAAAAATTGGGTATTTTCTGAGTATTTGTCCAATAGATTGGATTTTTGCATTAAACGCTTTACCGGCTTTGGTGCGATTGTTGCCGGTAATATTCACTTTCTCACCGGCAAGCATTTCAAGTTTATAGGTTTTATCCTCTTTGATTTTTTCAAATTCAGGATTGTTTGCATGACACACAATGCCGGAGATGCCATTTTCACTGCCACGCCAAAACTCATAAAACGGGATAGTGTCAAAAATTACGTTTAATTCTTTGTTTCGTTGTTCACGGTCGATATGCCATTGTTGATAATGAGATTTAACCGGCTCAGCATTTAATGCACATTTAAAATATCTAAATTCAGGTTTCATATTTACTCCTTTAATAAGTGGGATATTGGCTTCTCAAAATCCGATAACAATTTGTCTTTAACTCAAAAATACTTCTCGGTAGAGCGTTAATCGGTAAGGTTTTACAAGCTTTCCCCGTGTCGTCCATACCATACGGTACACCGATTGCACGCCAACATCGTGCGGCGTGTACGGCTGCGTCTTTAACTACATCCGAGTTAATCACAAAGCTATTTCCCCCAAGACGTTGCAACAAAATACCTTGTGCCATAAGCTTTTTAATCCGTCGTCTAAATTGACTTCCGCTTAATCCGGAGCCAGCAATCAGTTGGCTTACACCCAATATTGCAAAGTCTTCTGCTCTTTTCTCTGCATAATCATCGCTATATGTACCAACGCTACCACCGATATAATTCACTAAGGTTTCTTGCGCAATACGGTCTAATGTTTCATCCCAAATATACTCAAGGATATGTTCATCTAGCACTTTCATACTTTCCCCAATCTCATTCTCAACCCTGGCAACAAATTCTGTACATTTCCCACATAAACAGCAGCATATTGAGATTGCCCTGTGCGAAGATAGGTTTGTGCTTTAACAAGCTGCATTGCTGCTTGTTGCAATATTTCATTCAACCGCACTTTTTCTTGTTCTGTCATCCTGCTCGTCTCCATTCATCTTTCGGCATTTGCTCTGTTACATCTTCTTTTACCCATTTCAAAAATCTTTCGATAGTCACTATCGGGTATTTCGCGCCAAATTTCACACTTGGGCTATCATATTTCACGTGGGTATCGCTTAACCAAATAATCTCTCTGTCGTTAAGTAAGCGGAAAAAACCGAAACGTTGCGGTCGTTTAGCTGAGTAAAAGCGACCTATTTTTAAATCATTTTTTGTTAATTCACTCATACTTCCTCCCCTTCAATCACTGAATCAATTTCCACAACTAAACCGGTTAATGGCGGAGCGGTGTTTAAATCACACAACTCAATAGCTTGTTCTAGTGTTTCCGCTTTCATTTTCACTTCAATTACGCCATAAAGGCGCACGATATAATCAGCCATAAATCCTCCTAAAAAGGTCTTCTTAATACTCGTTCACAAAACGCGGCGCGGTGTTTGCACCACTCTCGGTTACGTGCGTTAGGTGCGTTAAGTTCTGCTATCGCCCATTGCTCTTTGGCGTCTTGCAGTTCGCCTCTACGTTCACTGTTTGCAGCTTGTTCACTGTAATATTTAAAGCGATCAAACTTGTTGATGTTTTTGTTCATAAGGTTCTCCTGTTGGTTTAAAGCTCATTATGAATGCCCCTCATCTCATTCCCCCCTCTTTCGTAAAGAGGGGCTAGGGGAGATTTAAAGGGCATTTAAATAAGCTTTAAACCCCCGCTACATCTAACGCAATCGGCACATACTGATCGCTTTCGCCCACACGTTCATAAAGTCGCACATAAGCCTTACTACTCACCACTTGCACGCTTTCACTAATCGCCTGCATTGCGTTTTGCCAACGTTCATCTTGAATATCAACTCGACGCAAACCTAAAATTCGTGAAGTGTTGAGGTTTCCTTCTTTATCTACATTAAACGCACGTTCAATTAATGCTTTTAGTTCAGGGCGAGAGCCTTCGCTCCATTCATTCAAGCACTCATCAATCAACACTTTTGCCGCTTGGATACGTTCATCAAATTGCAAATGGTCGTTAATCGCTCGTTGGATTTTGTATTTGCCGTCGTAGCTATAAAGCGTGATATTGCCTTTACTACCGCCTATTTTCGCATTGTATTTTTCAGCCGAAAGTTCAATAAACGCTTGAATATCGCCGAAAATGCCATCTTTAAAATTGCGCATCTCCTTATTTAAGGACACGCCTTTTTCCACCCATTCACGTACAAGCACATCACGTGCTTTGTCAATGTCTTTCACCAACTCAGCTGGCGTTAAATTGCCTCTTGCATCACGCCAGTATTCTTTCCCTTCAATCATTTGCTTCATTTAGAGCTCCTCTTTATCTAACTTAATCACTACAAGTCGCTTACCTTTATCACGTTTACATCGGGCGACTGTTGCCGAGCTGTAAATCGTTTTTTCGCTCACATTGAGTTTCTTTGCTAATTCTTCCGCAGTCCCGTCACCCAAATTCTCTTCGCCACGATAGACTGCATAAATTTGCCGACGCATTGCCATTCCTCCTCCTAGTTCAAATACTTCCGCCAAACCACTCGGATACCTTCCACTGTAAATTGTGCTTCTTGGTATCGACCCACATCACGCCCCACGTGATACACATAAGCCTGTTGGTCTTTCTCGAGCTTTTCTGTTACCGCATTATTCATCACACGCACCGTCGGTCTTATCTTTTCAAAGTGCACATTAATTACCGTCAGCCCCATTTCATTTAAGCGTCTCACCGCTTTTTCTACTTGTTCTAAATAAGCCAACATCACGGCATTGTTTTTGTTTAATTGTTTGTTTTTTCTTGCTTGTAACATGGTCATCTCCTTAACTAATTAACATTTTGCTGTATTGTTCAATCATCTCTGCGCTAATTTCGGTTTCGTTAATCTCTGCCGAACGCACAACACCTCGCATTAACTTACTTAATCGGCGTGCGTTACCTTTACAGGCCTTCAATAAAGGGGCGTTAAACTCACTTGTATTAAGTGCACTTTCCGCTAACATGGCTAAATCGTCATCAGGTAGGGCATTACCAAGGTCACAAGTAAATCCCACTCGACTATAAAGCTGTGCCAGTTCGTTATTTTTCCCTTTTAAATTCACCAACAAGCGAGGCATACCCGCTAAAATCACACCACAATTCGTTAAATCATGAATGCGTCGGATAAATTCCAAAGAGCGGGTAGAAAGTAACTCGGCTTCATCAATCATTAACAAACGTTCCGCACCGTTGAGTTTTTCCACAATACTTGCCAAGACATCATTATTAACACCGCGACTGGTCGCCCCTACAGTTTCAGCAATCTTGCGTAGTAACACTTTCGGTGTGCAACTTGGATCAACCTCAATCAAAATGGCTGAACTATGTTCTTTCGCATATTGTTTAAGCATTTGTGTTTTGCCTAAGCCTGCTGCACCGTAAATCACATTAATTTCGCCCTCTGCGTGAGCAAAATGCATAATTTCCATACCGCGCTTTGCTGTTTGAGTGGGGACAAATGCATTGTTGTATTTCGCTTCAACCACTTTCGCCTTATGGCGTGCTAACAACTCATCCACTTTTTCATCGAGCCACTTGGTATCGGTTGGATATTTACCGTTTAAATATTGGCTCACTGTTGTAATGGACACATCAAACAAGGTTGCCACTTGTTTTTGGCTCATCTTGTGCGCATCCATAAACGCTTTTAATTCTTGTGCTTTCATCTTGTTCTCCTTACTCATTTACTAACTTTTTTCTTTGTTCCCACGCTTCTTTATCCGCTTTGGTTAAGAAAATTGGGGTAGCTTCCTGTTTAGCTTTCGATTTTGTGCGTAACAATTCAAAACCTTGCTGATGCTCAATCGTAATAATCGGGTTAAGTTCCGCATTAATCTCATCAAGCTGTTCTTGTTTCAATTTCGCGCGGCGTGCATGACGCTCTTGGCGTGTTTTCTCAACAAATGGCATTGGGAACGCATCACGTTTATTGCCATCTAGTTCGGCATAACACACAAAAGTGCCGTCTTGCTTTCTCACAATCACTTGGCTTGGATCGTGAATATCAAACATCACTTGCACCTTTTGCCCATCAACATCGAGCAATTTCGTGCTAAAGTAATCATTATTGAAAAGTTGTAACCAACCACGTTGTGCCACACGTAATGTACTTGGGCGGAATAAATCCCTTGCTTCCACTGGCGTAACAAAGACCAAATCATTAGGGTTCATTTTTTCCATCAACTGACGGCGTTTTTGTGCAGGTGTCATCCCCCCTAGTTCTCTGTGCTCGTGTTTATTGTTGTATTCATCAATGCCTTCTTGACAGGCTTGTAAAAACTGATTCCAGCTTGGCAATTTACCCACTGCCCATTGTTGTTTTGGCGTTAGCTGTGTCGCACCTTTACGTTTTGCTTTATCCAGTGAAATCACTGCTGTGCTCACTTGTCGCACCGTGTCTTTATCCGCCCCTGTGCCGTGGTAAGTCTCAAACTGGCGACCGATTTTGTATAAAATCGTTTGATGCACCCGCTCAATAATCCCACGCCCTTGTGGATTGCCCGGAATCCCTGTTTGGTGATTAATCCCCAAACGCGGCAACATCCCCGTAATATCACCATCAAGCATCCAGTTTTTCTCACCCCCACCGTTATCGGAGTAATAAATTGCGGGTATGCCGTAGCGTTCCACGCCATAACGCAAGGCATCTGCCACAGCCAGAACGTTTTCCGCCAAACTAGCCGACCAACCCACAATAAAACGGCACGCGGCATCCATAATCAACGTTACTTCAGGAATAAATGGGCGACCGTGTTCAGGATGGGCGACTTTCAATTTCATCGCATGACCATCTCCCACCCACACATCATTTACCTGTAACACGCTCCAATCGCGTTTTACATAAGTGTTAAGGGCGCGGAGTTCAGAACCCGTCTTACGACCAATTTCTTTAATGTGTTTTGGCAATTTCGCCAACGCAGCACGAACTTGGTCAATACTCGGTTTCATTTCTAAACGTAACGGCTCGTCTGCAAAACGTGCATCCCATTCAGCCGAAAAATAGTGATAGGCTTCTGCCACATTGATGCCATTGGTTTGGCGATATATCGCCAAAAAGTCAGGCAACCACACAATTTCTTCAGCCTTTTTCGCCACCCGTTGCATTGGTGCGAGGGCTTTTAATCGTTCTTCAGGGGTATCCGCCTTTTCATAATCCAACACCCATTGATTCAAAGTGCGGTCAGATAAAGTGCGATTTTTTCCTTTCTTGTTATTGGCGGTTTCCACCAATCTCATCAAATCAGAAGAAATGCCACCATGTTTGATTTGTTCACAAAAAAACTTAATCGCCTTGTAACGAGGTTGGGCTTGTTCAAGCTGTGCCACTTGAGCAACTAACGCCATTCTTGCCCCTGCCACTTCACGTTGTTTTTCCGTTAAAGTTTTTAATTCCACCTGACGGAGATCGGCGGGAAGAGATTTGGGTTTGGCTTTCACGATAGAAACTGAATATCGATGACAAAGCTCATTTTGTATTTGCTCTGGTAGTCCTGAAAAAGCATACTCAAACGCTTTAGTTCCTTGTCTTTTACGTTTGATATCCGGTTTGTCTTTTACAATCTTGTCTAAGAATTTACGACCGCCACGTTCAGTATTAGGAAAACTATGGCAAGCCGTTAATTCTTGAACTGTAAACCACATATTCATAACCACTCCTTAGCGATTGATATAACGAGATGGCCAAATAGTTCTAGGTTCAACGCCAATAGCACCAGCGATAATCTTTTCTCCTTTAGGGTAACGGCGATCTAAAGCATTATTTAACGTTCTAGAATTAAGACCTGATTGTCGTGACAATGCAGCTAGGGTTGTTCCTTTTTTCTTTAAGGCATAGATAATATCTACCCTTTCCCAATCATTAATCAT